AGGAAAAGATAACTCTGTATACCGAGCCGGACCTTTCACAATATGATGAAGGCATGGCAGTATTAAAATCAGAGATAGATATGATATTGCAAGAGATAACTATAATCTCTGATGTAGCGAGAGACATGCGCTCTGATATGAAAGCAGATCTTCGTCAAATGAATGGCGATATAAGACATATTACAGAGATTGTAAATGATGTAGAAGATAGACAAAAAGAGGACGCAAGAGAGCTTCTTGATGAAATGAAATTATTAGAGGAGAGTTTAGATTTAAAAATAAATAAAGCTTTAAATAATCCATTAAGCGGTATGTCGGCTAAAACTAATTAATGTTAAAATTTTTTTTAGTTGGAATCTTTTGTGTAACACAACCTTATCAAGATTGTACAAGAGTAGCAGGAAGTAATTTTTTTGACACACGAGAGTCTTGTGTTTTAGCAAAAAAAAGTTTTACAGATATAATGTTAGAACAAAATCCTAGTAATACTGTTGTTGTAGAATGTGTATCTGCTTACCCTATAAACTTAACTCAAAAAATATAATGTCTATGCCACCTCCTTTTGGAGCTATTTTTGTATATAAACTCATGACTTTTTTGTGTAAAATAATTAAATGGCTAAACAAACGGCTTCGGAATATTTTACGCCACATAAAAAAAGAACGAGTATAGGTCACTCAAAAAGAACAAGACCTAAAAATAAGAACAAGAGAAAGCAATGGAAGAGATACAGAAGGCAAGGAAAATAAAAGAAGATGTTAGACTGTGGTCCAAACATTATTTAGAAATACCTAATAAACATTTAGGAGGCTATCCAGCTTGTCCTTTTGCTAAGATGGCATGGCTACAGGATAAAGTTCAAATAGAAATAAAACCTAAATTTTTGTCTTATAAAAAAGAATTAAATGATCACATTTACACATTAGATTTTGCAGTAAAAGAAATATTAATATTTTGTGATCCTTTTTATAGTTACACGCCAAATCAATTTCATCAAATAACCGAGGAGTACAATGATAAATATAACAAGATTGACATGTATTTTATGTCTTTTCATCCTCACAATCCTGCGACAACAGAAGATCAAGCTTTTTTAGTGGAGCCTGAAGGTCACGCTCCAGCGATTACAAGTGATTTAAAATATTCTATGATGTTAGTACAAAAGTTCTCGCAATTACAAGAAGCTTCTGATAAATTACACAAACAGGGCTATTATAAAAAATGGCCTAGAGAATACTACGAAGACGTAGTAGGATCTAGAAAACTTAAGTATAATAAGATCAAAGGAGACCTATCATGATGGGAAAAAAGAAAATGGCTATGAAGAGAGGCGGTAAGCCTGTCAAACTTAAAGGCGGCGGTATGCTAGCTAAAAAAGGACAAGTAGTCAAAAAACGTGGTGGCGGTTCAATGGCAAAGAAGAAACAAGTCATGAAGAAACGCGGCGGCGGTATGATGAAAAAAAAGTAAATAAATGGCAGGCTTAAATAAAAAAACGCCTACTTATTCTACAACAGCTGGTTTCATTCTAGATGTAGACCAGCTTGTTGAAGAAGCTTTTGAGCGTTGCGGTTTACAAGATAGATCTGGTTATCATCTAAAAACCGCAAGACGTTCTATAAACATAATGTTGGCTGATTGGGCTAACAGAGGTTTAAATTTATGGACTATTCAACTTAGAACAGCTTCTATAGTAAAAGGCACACAAGCCATATCAGGATCTGCTCTTTATAATGTTGATGCTGCTGGTAATAGCACAACAGATGATAATGATAGTTCTCAATTAATAGATATTCAAAACGCTGTCATGTCAAATAATGATGGAGATTTTGCAATGACAAGAATTGGAAGAGAAACATATTTAGATTACACAGTTAAAACAACTGAAGGAAGACCTAGTCAATTTTATTTTGAAAGAACAATTCTTCCTAAATTATATTTATTTCCTCAAGCAGATGCTGCTTACACATTAAAATATTATGCATCAATTAGAATGACAGATTTAGATGATTATACAAACAACGCACAAATACCTTTTAGATTTATGCCCTGTTTGGTTGCAGGATTGTCTTATTACATAGCTATGAAATATGCTCCTGATCGAATACAAGTATTAAAGGCAATTTATGAAGAAGAGTTTACTAGAGCCGCTAACGAAGATGTTGAAAAATCAAGTTATAGTATGGTCCCAAGACACGATTACATAAGGTAAAATGGGTAAATACGCTTCAGGAAAATATGCTTTAAGAATTTCTGATCGTTCAGGTCAGTCTTTCCCTTATAATGAAATGGTTCAAGAATGGAACGGGTCATGGGTTCATGTTTCTGAATTTGAAGCAAAACAACCACAGTTAGATCCTAAAAATCATCCTACAGATTTTGAAGCTTTACAGTACGCAAGACCTCAAGTTGTTAACAGCACAGTTTTTGCAGGCGTAGGACTAACAACCAATAGTTTCGACACTCTTGTTCAATCTGTAACTTTAGCAGACGGAACGGTTATAAAACAAAGAAGTATGATGCCTTTAAGTGTACAACAGCCAAATAAAGATATAGTATTACACTCTAATATTGGAACAGTAACGGTGGCTATATCATGACGACATATACAGAATTATTAACTGAAATAAGAAATTTTACAGAGGTTAGTTCAGATGTCCTAACAGACACAATATTAAATGATATTATTTCTCAAGCTGAGCTTAGAATATTTAGAGAAGTAGATCTTGATTGTTTTAGATCATATCAATTCACTACTTTAGTGCAAGGGAATGAATTTGTATCATTACCTGGAGAAACCCCTGATACAATCGCATTTATAAGATCAGCTTCTATTTATCCTACCTCTGGGACAGATCAGAATGTTAGATCATATTTATTACAAAAAGACATTAGTTATATGACAGAATATTGGCCAAACAGAACAAGCCAAAGCAAACCAAAGTTTTATGCTATGTGGGACAAGAACACAATATATCTTGCGCCTACTCCAGATTCTGCGTATAATATTGAACTTGCTTTGAATCGTAATGAAACAGGGTTATCTAGTTCTAACACCACTACTTGGGTTAGTACAAACGCACCACAAGTTTTATTATATGGATGTTTAATTCAAGCTTTTAAGTTTCTTAAAGGTCCGTATGATTTACTTGCTCAATATGAAAAAAGCTACCAAGAAGCAGTACAGCGACTTGCATTAGAACAACAAGGTAGACGTAGAAGAGATGAGTACCAAGATGGTGTCATTAGACTTCCTTTACCTTCACAACAACCATAAAGGAGATAAAAAATGGCAATATCACAGGCGGTATGTAATTCTTTCAAAAAAGAATTATTGGAAGGTCAACATGATTTTTCTGCTAGTGGTGGTGATACGTTTAAAATTGCGTTGTTTACATCAAGCGCGAGTTTAGGTGCTACAACCACTGCTTACAGTACAAGTAATGAAGTAACGAATGCATCTGGATCAGCGTATTCGGCAGGAGGTCTGACATTATCTGGACAATCAGTTACAGGAGGTTCATCAGCTTCTACAGCTTATGTAGACTTTTCAACTGATGCACAATGGACTTCTGCTAGCTTTACAGCTAATGGAGCAATGATTTATAATACAACAGCTGATGGTGGATCAGGTACTACTAATGCAGTTTGTATTTTAGCATTTGGTGCAGACTTTACAGCTACTAACGGAACTTTTACAGTTCAGTTTCCAGCAGCAGGTACAAGCACAGCTATCATTAGATTATCATAGGATAATTTAAATGGCATTTAAGCTTAACGACAGAGTAAAAGAAACTACCACTACGACTGGTACAGGAGCTATCACTTTAGGTGGAGCAGTTACAGGTTTTGAAACTTTTGGATCTGGGATTGGTAATTCTAATACAACTTATTATTGTATAGCTTTACAAGACGGTAGTGAATTTGAAGTAGGTTTTGGAACTTTAGATGGTAGTTCTTCTACGTTAACAAGAACATACATCATATCTAGTTCTAATTCTGATGCTGCCGTTAATTTTTCAGCAGGGACTAAAGATGTATTTTGTACAATGCCATCTGCTAAAGTTGGCTTACCTAATCCTGAAGAGTATGGTTCTTCCTCTGCTCCTAAAATAATAACTGTTACAGTTGCTTCTAAATCTGGTCTTCATCCTTATCAAAGTGCTGGAGGAGCATCTAGTAGTGCATATTATTTAGACGGATTAGAATCTCCTGCTCTAAGACTTTCTGGTGTAGATTCCTCTTATCCTTATTATTATAGATTTGATCAATCACATTCATCTAATTCTAGTCACCCATTAAGATTTTACTTAGAAGCAGACAAATCAACAGCGTACACAACAAACGTAACTACAAACGGAACCGCTGGTAGTTCAGGTGCATATACACAAATAGCAGTAGATGAAAACACACCAAATATTTTATATTATCAATGTTCTTCTCACGCTTACATGGGAAATCATGTAACAACAATCAGTAATAAAGTTAATTCTAATTTAACAACGATAGGTGATGTTGTAGTTGGATCTAAATTAAAGATGCCAACAAACACAGCAAATAAAATATTAGTTGCAGATGGAACTTCTTTTGAAGAAGTAGATATGTCAGGTGATGCAACAATAGCATCTGGAGGTGCTTTAACTATTGCAAATGATGCAGTAGAACAAGCAATGATAGCGGATGACGCTGTTGGAGCGGACCAGCTAGCATCTAATGCTGTTGTAACCGCTTCTATAGTTGATGATGCAGTAACCCAAGCTAAG